CGCAATGGGTTGCTATGGCTGCCGTATCTAAATAGCCACTAGAATCAAAACCTATGTCGGTCTCGGTATTGCCTCCCGCCTCACGAACTCGCATGCAGGATCCGGTGTACAAACTGTAGATGCGCCTCACTGAATAAGCAGCTTTTGCGCCCGTGTAAGTGTCAAGCAGCAAAGCCGTGGAAGGCGCAGCAAAATCTACGTCGTTCACCTTGCCGATGTTAGCGGCAACAATCCCGTTGACACGATTTATGTCCGCTTGGGCCACGCCATTTATTTTACCGACTTCTGCCATCAATCAATCTGAATGAACGTCGGAGACGGGTTAAAATAAATCCTGGTAGAAGTGATCGCATAACCCATGACGCGAACTACGTGGGTTGAAGTGGTCGGTGCTGTGGCTGTAAGAAGCCCCTCGCTTGAAGCGGACAAATACAGAGTGTCTCCTGCCGTGAAGGAGAACGTACTGCTTTCTAAGATGCCTTTGTGAAACAACCCGTTGGTGCCGGAATTGGTGCCTAGCGCCCAACCAAGTAATCCGACGGACCGCGAGGCAGAACTTGCCAAGGTACCTGCCCAACCGCTGGACAGGAGTTGGTACACCTTTCCGTATGAAAGGGTGTCGGAGTTGATTTTCAAAATTTCGCCTTCATGCGATCCGTTGCCAAACGCTGAAGTTCGCGTGGTGTACTCTAAGATTTGCCCGTCAAGCACATTGAGGTTTGGCTTATTAAGAATCTCAGCGTCTCCGGAAGAAGCACTCCAATCGGCATTGACGTTTACTTCTGCGCCCGTTGCAATCCCGTCCAACTTGGTCTTGTCAGCCGAAGACATAGACCCTGCTGCGCTCGTAGTTGCAGCACTGATAGAAACGGCAGGAGTAGTTCCGCCCGACGACACAATTGGCGCGGTACCTGTAACCGCTGTGACACCGCTGCCGCCTGGGGCAGCAAGCATCAGATTTGAGACCGTGATCTTTTTACTTGTGTCGTCTGTGAGGTCAACAATGTGCAAGAAGTCACCTACGTCAGGTGTGCCTGTTAGCTCCGGCTGGTCGGTAAGTTTCTCGTTTGCCATTTTTCAAGGTATATGCGCAGCTTGCGCTCGTTTTCAAGTGTAGCCTTTGATGCCGATGCCTTGCGCAATGGCCTTGACTCTGTTTGAGATGGGTTGTCTTGTGTCGACATTCAGTCCTTGGAAGTAGTTGCGATCAGTTGGTTGCAGGTCAGCTCCTTGGTTTGTGTTGTACTCAGGAAACAATGAGGTGTTGTTGGACAGGTACTCAATCAAGCGTTCACGGTAAAACATGGCAATGCTTGTCGTGCGTTCCATAGCCATCTTAATATCGGCTGTGCTTGCCGCCGATCCGCTGTCGCTGTCTACCTGCACCACGCTATTATTGGACCACCGTAACCTCATCACGTAAGACAGCTCCACCAAGGTGAACTGCGCCAAACACGGAATGATGTAGTCTATGAGCAGCGCACGATAGTTGGCGTTTGCAGGGTTGTCAATCTGCTGAAGACTAATAATCGATTGGATTCTGTCGTAGAGCTTAGTTCCAAGCGCAGGGTGGATTTCCCGCTCTTGGCTAATCATGATGTACGGGTTCACAAGGTCTTCATCGACCGTGCTGCCCAAGGCGGTGTCGCGTTTGACACGCGCGGGACTAACGAAAAGGACTCTTGAACTGCTCATTGCTTGTCGATTGGTGCTACTGTCTCAGTTCCTTTAGCTGGAACGTACGGGTTGTTTCCTACTCGCTTCATCACCGCGTCCCACTCGTCTTCAACTTGCTCCCATGTCATATCGTCCACTTGGCTTGCAAAGATCAAGCGACGCCATGCGTGGTAGCAGTTCTTCCCTCCAATCCACTCAAAGATGTCGTAGCGCGAAGTCCCCGCCGCAGCAAACTGCCCGTTGACTCCGTTTTTGCTCATGTCCGAAATGTCCTCGTAACGGTACATAGTGCCGTTTTCGGAAAGGGACACCATCTTTTGACAGAACTCCCTAGAGACTCCGGTCTTAGAAACCTTGGTGCTGTCAAGTTGCGAGTACTGATAGCGCAAGGCAAACTTCACTCCGCCTGGGCTAATCACATCTCCCCAGGGACTGTAGGTCTTTGGGTCGCTGTAGGATTCTAACTCGCTCTCAGATTCCGCAAAGTTGCGCCTTGCATGAATTCGGTGGTCTAAGTCGTGGTTGTCGACAAGCTCACTGCGCAGCAACTTGAACCCTTGGGGAGCTTGGTCGTGGTTGTATTCCAAGTGGCTCAACCATACTTTGGATTGTTCCGGTGTGATCTTTTCAGGACGACCATCGCTGAATTGAAACACGCTAGACGGTGTTGGCGTGTCGGACTTTTCCAGGAAGCCCGCAGGCATCAGCTTACCAAGTTCAAAGGGTAGCGCAATTCCCTGCACGCTTAGAATCGGTTGTATGCCATCCAGCAAAAGCTTCTGCTGAGGCAAGATGACCGTCTGATAGAACAGGTCGTACGCGTCACGCATCTCATCTGCATTTGATCCGAAGCCGCCGCCTTCATCTCGCAGTCCAAAAAGAAGAGGAGAGGTGACACGGTGGCCCGACAGAATCTTGGAGCTAATCTCGGAGCTCATAAACTGATAGACCTGCTGCGGATCCGTTGGTTGAAACGACTCGATGGTAGGAGCGTTCTCCGCTGAGTCGTTAAAGGTCATGATGAACTTACCTGCGTTCGATGCGCCGCTGAACTTCTCGTAAAGCAAGCGCTCTATGTCCTGCCTTTCCTCATCGGTCGGTATTCCGTTATTGAACGAAATCACCATTGAGGGCATCAGTCCGTTGGAAATGTTAGCCAAGTGAAACTCCGAAATCGACCTGTCCAACTCGATGTATCGCGTGGACCCGATGTAGTCAGGAACGCCATAATATTCCGAAATAGGCGAATACGACTTAATGTGCAGAATCTGACTGGCAGCGGTTCGGTTCTCCGTGCTGAACGCTGCAACGGCTTGTGGCTGAAACTCAGCCTTATAGCTTGCGGTCCAATCGTCGCTGCAATAATAGGTCTGCACTACGCCTTCATCGTCCTTCAGTCCGCTGCGCACCTTTGAAGCGGAGATGTGGTAGACACCGGAAATCTTACTGCGGTCTTCGGAGTAGATGACGTTCAGGTAGCACTGCCCATACAGCTTCAAATCAAACGCCATGCGCTTCAAGCAGGTGCCATCGCCAAAGAGGGCCGTTGCTTTAAGGTAGGCTTCGATATGTTGGTCCTGCATAGGGCTGTGCAGTCCCTTGCCGTAGATCATGTCCGCGCAACCCTTTACCACGGCTCCCTGGATAGCACTGCCAACAAGCAGCTGTTCCAAGTAGTGTGGGTATTGGTTGTCTTCACCTTGGATGATGTATGGACGCGCAGGGTCTTCCTTCTCAATGAACTCCGGAGTGATCGGAGTGGCATAGGGGAAGTAGCTGAAGTTTCGTTTCATAGGTCAGGTGCAATGTAATAGGCAGCGTCTAAGTCAAAGGTGCGTGCGACATAAGGCAGTCCATTTTGAGTTTGAGCAGGGTTAAAAGCCTGACCGGTGTCTAGGAAATGGCCAGAGTCGTTCAACACGTAGGCGTACTGCGTAAGCAGGACAGTTTCCGAGTCATCTGCGCCTTGAATATAAAAGGTCACAATGTGCATGCCCTGTTGCCAAAGCTCGTCGGGATCGGCGTAGACGACTTTGTACCAAGATCGACCGTTGTAGTCTTCGGGACCGTCTTTTACGTAGTACTCCTCTACGTCTTCCAGGCTCACCAAATTCGTGAACCTCACCCCAAAAGCCTCGCCTAAAGGCTTGTCCCCTAGGTGGCAGTAAATGGTCTGTGTTTGACCGATGACTATTCTAATCATGATGAAATGAAAAAGGGAGCCGAAGCTCCCCTTTCCCTAAAGTTGGGGAGCAGCCCCAAAGATTAACCTACCGTGATACCTGTGACTGCGTCGAACGGATAGTTGGCCGCCCCTGGGACAGGCGTGCCTACCGTTGGAGTGGTTTTCTCGCGCCCAATAAGCGTGATGTCAAACCCATTCCCATCAGCAAACATTTTACCTGCGCTACCACGCATATCCTGCACCTGCATCCCGTTGCGACCTCCTAGAAGCCACATCTGCTCTTGACGATCCAAAGCAAAAACGATGGGACGAGCATACGCGATTTGTCGAAACAAGTCCAACGCCGCAAGAGTGAAGTTGTTGAATCGAAGAGTCAGAGTCTGCTCATCGAACGTCACGCCATTGGTCGCGTCTGTTGACACCGCGATGTCCAGCCCGGCATTTTCCGGACGGAACACGTAAGGGTAAACAGTCGTGGCTGGAACGACAGTGATGTTGTTGGACGTCATCGTCGTGCCAGCGTCACCAATCACGTCGTAGTAATCAGAGATGTAAATCTCCTTAATGCCTCCTACGGCATTCGAGCAATCCGCTGCGTAACCTGCTGTAATAAGGCAACTCATGCGGCTTATGCTTTACCGAGAATACAATCAGCAGGAGTGCCGAGTTGGACACCTGCACCAAAGCGCATAACAACCTTCACGTTGTCGCTACCGTCGTATTGGTAAGCCGGGATGTACTGCACCTCCGTGTAGTCGGTGCGCAGGTTGCTGCCAAAGAACAAGTTCGAGGCGGCAGCCAAAACGATGTACTCCTTCGGCATTCCAGGAACGCGGTAAACGGGAACACCCATGAACGTCAGGTTGTTGAGGTTCTGATTGGACACGTTGTTTGCGTAGCCCTGACCATCACTCCTGACAGTGGTTGATCCGTCGTGGGAAACGCCACCACCTGCAAAGGCCAAAGCCTGCTGATAGTAAGCGAAGTCCACAGGCGAGAGATAGAACGCCAAGTCCGTCTTGGTGAGGACGGCGCTCTTGTCGGAGGCAGCCTTGCTGTGGCACGCAGACATATCGCTCAAGATTGTCAGCGAGGACCGAGAACCAGCTGCTGTGATCGTGGCGGCGGTCGCACTTCCAAATGGAGAGTTGGTCAATCCCGTAGCGTCGATATTTCCGTCGTTAGACAGGAAGCCCGGCATGTAAGCGCTGCCCTGCCAAAGGGAAGTCTCCAATGCCTCTGCGGTCTTCGCACCAACTACGCCCAGGGCAAAGTTGCGGAATTCCGGAGTGGACCAATCGGCGTTGCGAGTTCCCTTATAGGCAACCCACGTGGTCATGATTTGCTTGCGGCACAGGCTCTCGTTGACCTGCAAGTCCGAAAGGGTCAACACGCGCTCATCGACAACGGTGCTGTCGTTTGAGGTGTAGTCGCATGAAGCAGAGACAATCGGGTCTTGGTTCAGGTAGAACCCGGAAACGACTGCTTTGCTAGAAAGGCCATCCAACTGCGTGACCCAATTGTTGGTCAGCGTGTCGGCAGCTTTCATTGCAGGTGCGACAAAAAAGTCAGCCTGCTCACCTGCGTAGGTGGTGGCAGGGGTAATAGCCGGAGCAACAAAGTCGCGACGTCGGCTAGATCGGGAGTACTTGTGGTAGCTCATTTTCAGAGTTGGTCTTTCAACATTTCAAACACACGGCTCTTGACGGATCCGGGTGCACCGACGGCACCGGGATTAGCAGGAGGAGCCGAAGCCCGCTGCTCACGAGAAAATTGAACGCGCTCGGCGCCAGGGCGAGAGCCATTTTGCTCTTCGCGCAGTTCACGAATGGTGCGCTTTGCACGGAACAGGCGTCTCTTCAGCTCGCGGACCTCGTCCTGCTCAGAGCTGTTGCGCTCGGAGCGCAGCAATGTTTTCTTTCCTTCACGACGGAATTCGCCGCGACGTCGAAGGCGTGAAGCCTCCACTTTCTGCTCCTCTCCGGAGCCGCTATTTACGAGGTCTTGTGCCATACTGTGTACTGCTTCTGCCTGTTCAGCCGAGAGCCCCATGTCGACCAAAATTGTGACTAGTTGATCCGCTGCGGCAGGGGTTTCCTCAACGGGTGCTTCTGTGGTTTCCGTCGTTTCCTCAACGACAGCTTCTTCAAATTTTCTCATCCTACTGCTGTAAACACCCAATCTGAGGTGTTCATGTTTTTGAAACTGGTGACTTGTATTGGAATCATCTCTCCAACTGCGACCGGAAAGTTAACTGCTCCGGCATCAGCAATGAAGGTGTTGTTTGGAACGCGCCAAAAGACAGTGAATGCACTCGAAACAGCTGAAGACGCTGCTTTGACTTCTGTTCCAACCTGAAAAACGGCAATGCCGCCTGCTGTGATGTCCAACCCGGTGAGGCGAAACACCCCAGGGCTTGCACTTGTAGCAGTGGCATAGGTGCCATCAAATTCAACCACCGCTGCTGTTTGTGTTCCGTCCAACTCGGTAAAAACCGTGGTGTAAGCACCAGCACCTGTGTTTGTCGCGGTCGTCTCGTATTGAGCCTGAGTCAGCAATCCATCCACTGTCAAAGTGAAGTCGATGTTGAATGGATCCGCTGCCGCTCCGGTGCAAGTCAACCTTAAAATGTCGCCTGGAACATATCCTGACCCCCACTCGTCGACAACAATAGAGGCAGGCGTGAATCGACCTCCTCCAACAGTTCCGGTCACAGTCAACTCCGCTCCCGCTCCGTTTACGCTGCGCACATTAGTTAAGGCCGCTGCGTAGCTTGTCTCTGTTTGAGTGGTCGTGTACGCAGATTGATCAGCGTCCACAAAATCCGTCTGCAACGTGTCCAACGATCCGTTCGCTACCCCGTAAACTCCTGCAATCGCGGCAGTTGGTGTACTCAATGCGTTCAAAGCGGCGTGAAGAATGGGTGACTTGACAGTCACACCTGAAGTCCCAGTGCCGCTTACAGCAAAGATGTAGCTCGCCTTGTCGAGGTTTTGAAACCCGTCTGAGGCTTTGACCTCGTACCTACGGGCAAACGTGAATGGTCCTGGTGGTCGACTAATCATCTGCTACAAAATAGAAGGTGGGTCATCCCATGAATCCTTGGTCGTACATGTCGTCCATTTGCTCCATGCTTGCTTCGACGACGCTGATCAAATCTCCGAGTCGATCATTGAAGTCCCCCATGTCAAAAACCTCACCTGCGGCAATGCCGATGCGCTTGCTTTCATCTTGGGCTTGTTCCAAGTGTTCTTTCAAGGAGTCCAACCCTAAGTAATCGCGGCGCAACTCAGTCTTCTTTGCCTTCATAATGCTTCTTGTAAAGTTGTTTCATGTAATGCTTTTGGTACAGAGAGTACATCTCTGAAGCCAAGTCCTCCGTTGGTGCCGGATCCGCTGACTCTGCTGCGGGAGCTTCTTCTTCGGTCGCTAAACTGGCGCCATCCCACACGGTTACCAAGTTGTCCATAACAATGAACTCCACGCCTCCTTCGGTGCGATAAGTGCCTGAAGCTAAGTCCACGGGCTGCCCTTCCTCGTTGGTGGTGTTAACCTTCACGCCCGGCTCAAATTGCTCTGCTTCGGTTTGCACCGGAGTGCCGTCGTTCAAGATCACCTCTGCAAACAGCGCACGTCGGCGCACCAAGTCATTGTAAAGCGAGCGCAGCATTTCTAACATGCCAGGGCGCTTCTTTGCCATAGTGACCACTTGATCTACGAAGTAGCCCTCAATGCTAAACCCGCGCACCTCTCCGCTTTTCACTGAATTCCACACCTCATCGTTGCCCACCTTGACGCGAACCATCCACGTCCCTTCGGGAACCGAAAGCCCGTAGGCTTTAGACTTGTCCATATCGGGGTCTTGAACAAGCCAAGACTCCACCACCGACACTCCTTCAATATCTGTCTGATGCTCAAAGGTGTGTTGATTGGTACGGTTCTGCTGCAAGAACAACTCCGAGGCACGCTTCACGGTGTCCTTGGTGAAGTATACATCGTACTCCTCCCCGTCCGGTTCGTCCAACCGGGGTATCATTTTGTCCGGGATCAAGGCAGGACCAATCAGCGTCTTTTGCTCTTCGTCCACAGCAGCCATCGATTGCATGTGACCTTTACCGGACTTATTGAAGAAGATGAAGTTGGACTCAATGGCCGGAAACTTGACCAAGCTGACCGCTTCGACACCAAAGTTCTCGGTCTCTTCGTCAATCCTCAGTTCTATGGTTTGGCGTTCGCTCATCGTTTGAAAATAGAGGTGGGGTTATAGGGTGGCAAAGCTCTGCGTTCGCTCGTATTCCAACTGTGCTCCTTGCAAGTCGGACTGCACTAAGTAGGCTCGGCTGTTAAGTGTTGGCGCAGTGGCAGCGGGTCCAAATGGGTTCACCCCGGTGGTTGGAGTCAAGTTGATTTCTTGCGGTGCTCTTCCTCCCCCTGGGGAATCTATGCGTGCCACGCTTTCATCGGCTGAAGCCATCAAACTTCCCACTTGGCTAAAGCCGGAGGTGATGGCTGCAATCATTGAAGCTATGTATCCACCAATGATAAAGGGTGCGGCAGGACCACCTGCGGCAGCAGCTTGGGAAGCTCCACGAATGGCAGAGGCAATTGCAAGAGCTTGATCCACTGCAATTTGCACTACGGCAAGCTCCTTAGACTGCTCTCCGCTTTCCGCAGCAATGGCGCTGAAGTCCGTGACCGCACTGGTCATCGCTTTGTACGAAGATGCACGAGCACCAAACAGTCGATTGGAGTCTGCAATCTCTTCTTCCAGCGCACGCTGCCTAGCGTCCTTGGCCTTTTGGTCTGCGTCAAGCACGGCTTGGTTACGATCCGAAGTAATCGCAGCCATCGTCTGATTGAACTCCAACTGCACCTTCTCCTCTAAGGCGTTGTTGCCTTCGGCACGCTCCATCTTCTGCTCAAACTGACGCATGGCTTCCACCTCGCGCTTTTCAAATTCGCCCTGCTCCGCCTCAAAGAACTCGTCCGCTAACGCCTGTTGGTCAGCAAGTTGCTGCTGCAAGGCAGCCTGTTCAGTTTCGGTCTCCTGGTTTGCAATTGCGTCTAGGCGATCATTCTCCTCCTCATACATTTGCCGACGCAACTCGGCGTATTTCTCCTCGACGGCAATGCGTGCTTCGGTGCTTTTGACTGAAGCTAACGCGTCCTCCTCGGCACGGCGCAGGTTGTCTTCTTGGACTTCAAAATCGGTCATCCGCGCTTGAGCCAGCGTCTTCTCAGAATCCAAGATTGCCTTGTTGTCTGTTTGCTGTTGGCGGATCCGGTCCTTGCGTGCCGTTTCAATATCGCGCTGCCTCTTTGCCTCTGCCGCAGCTTCCTCCTGCTCCGCTTTGCGCAGCCGCTCCGCTTCCGCAGCCTGCTCCTCCTGCTCTGCTGTAATTTCAGCAATCAGCTCTGCTTGGTCGGCAAGCAACTGATTCATCCGCTCCCTCAGTGGAAGTATGGTGCTCTGCTCGTACTCCGCTGCCCTTTGAGCCTGGGCTGCCGCTTGCCCTGACTTCGACTTACCAATGTCCGTCCAACTGGACATGTCCTCAGCTAGAGTTTGCAGCTTCTCTTCAATTTGAATCTTGGTCTGCTTGAGCATACTCTCCGTTTCCAAGAGACGGTTTTGACGCTCGATGGCATTGCTGATTCGTTCCTGAGCGTCGGCGTGCTGAAGGTCGAGGTCAGTAAGTCCTTGGACGGTGCGTTGGAGGTTAGCCAACACAGCCTCGCGCTGCTCAAGAGGCACGTTTGCATCGGCAAGAATGGCGGCCTGCTCTTGCAGTACGGCGTTTTGAAACCCAACGGCAACGTTGGTCTTTTCGACCGCCTCCTCATATTCTCGCTGCGCCTCACTCGTGATACCTAACCAATCGGAAACGTCCTGCCAATTCTCTATGAGCTCCCCCAAGAGAACGATCAGCGCTCCAATGCCTGTGCTGATAATGGCTCCCTTCAAAACCTTAAACGAACGAGCGGCACGGCCTACTGAACGCTGCGTCATTTGAAAGGAACGGATGGTCCGCTGCAATCCTCGCGGCAGGAAATCTTGGAACAGACCACCGATTGCACCCCAGTCCTTTTTGGTTTCCTCAGAGGTTTCGCCTGCCTTATCAGCGGCTTCCTCCATGCCCTCCTTCATCTTCTCGATGCCTTCCTCAAAGTTGGAGGTGTCGAGCTTTGCTTCAGTTTCAACTACGGTAGCCATTCTTGTAAATCAGTTTGAGTTTGTGAAAGAACCGCTCGTCTAAAGCGAACAGTCCATGCCACCTGTTTAGGACGGGATCGCCCTGGGCCTCGGTTGTGCTGCTGAGGTCAATGCAGCGAATAATTAGTGGACCTACGCTGTTGCACCAAGTTTTCATCATGGGTTCCATTGCATTGGTGTTCCGTCTTGAAAGACAATGCCCGCGTTGTCTTGCCATAGCGCTTGGGTTTGCACGTCTGCACCTTTGCGCCTGAAAGTGACGACTTCGACGCTGCAATCAAACTGCTCGTCATCAAGTGACTTTCCTGTGCAAATAATCTGGAAGCGGCTGCCTTCCGGTCTGTCGTCTACGTCAATCGCCACAAAGCTACCGCCCTTACGATTGAACACGTCTCCCTGCGCGACGGTGGTGACAAAGTTGACTGTCTCCAAAGCCGCCGTGTACTCGCCAAACTCCATGTCGCCCAAGTTGGGTCCAGACACAACCACCGAGGAGAACGTGATCTTTACCGACGCACTAATCTCGTTGCCAAGCTGAAAGTAGCGCTGTTTTAAAGAGGTGAATGCAGGAGCAGGGGTGGCCCGCTCGCACAACGCTTGAACAGAAAAAACGCTGCGCACTCCTCTAATCCCATTGAGGCTGCCCAACACCGTAGCCGTTCCTGTATTGGCAATGCTCTGTGTTGGACCACCGTTTGGTGCCGTTCCAATCGGAAGTGCCGTGCGGTTCGCAGCACCATCGTTGCCTGGGACGTAGCACGTGTTATTGTTCGCGTTCCACGTCCATCCATATCGCTGACAGCAGAACGCGTTACCGTCAACGGCAGCGCCGGCTGCGTCAGTCCATCTTACAATTCCATCCTCTCCTGGATTGGGTATTAACTCGCACGACAGAGACGACCCTAAGCTAGACTTAAGCAGTGTGAGGTCGCATCGACCGTCCCCGCCGACGACATAATTGCTGATGCGCAACAGCCTGAAGCGCAAGTTTTCGATAATGATGTACGTGCCGAAGTTGAGGTTTTGGATGTCCTGCGGTTTGAGGTAGGCCACGCAGTCTAGGATCCGCGCCTCGGTGTCGTAAATCTCGTCTAAGTAGGAGAGGTAGAAGAACTGCGCCGTACCAAGATTGGCCATGCCAACGAACCCATCTAAATCTTGGTAGGTACTGGCAAAGTCCAAGGTGAACTCAGGATTGGTTAGGCGGTTGTTCGGTCCCCATAGCGGAACGTCCGTAATGCCTGCGCTAAAACCAATGTAGTACGAGACCGCGTCTCCATTGTGATCGGTTGCATCCGTGACTCCGTGGAAGAATGCTAAGATTGGTGGACCTGACTCAAACTCCACTTCACCTGCAAACGTTCCTACGTTCAGGTATTTATTCCACAGGCTTGTTATGACGATGTTGCTAGCAATAGCAGTGATTGCCGCAGGGGTCGGACCTCCAGGAAGAAACGCTTGACGGAACGGAGCAAAGTAATCGCCAACGCGCTGCTCTCCTTGAGCCCAATCCGACTCGCTGTTGTAGTTGGTGAAGCCTTTGACCCTGTTGGCTTGTGCTTGGGTCGTGGCATTCAAGATGTCAGTCCCTGGGGCATCCTCAAATACAACCTGTCGTTTCTGAAGCTGATTAGCAGGAGTGATAAGAAACCTCCCTGCTTGATCAATGCGGTCCGTCCAATCGATGGGAGAATTAGCCCCGGTCCAATCGTCGTAAGCCAAAATCTTGACCTCATTGGTTTGCGGTTCCGTTTCTACAACCAAGTTGAACTTGTCTACTATCGCTTGGAACCATTGCTCTACGGTCGTGCTTGGTAAGTTGCGCAACACATCAATGTTGCCTGATGGGTTGTAATCGTTGAATATCGCAACCTGTCTCCAAGCCACATAGGTGGCATAGGTGGATCCAGCGCTGTTTTCAATCTCCATGATGAGGTTGACAAGGTTTCCTGCTTGGAGCGAAACGCTGAAAGTGAACTCGGAGACTGAATTGTTGACTCCGGTAGGAGCTGCCACGACATAAAGCGGGTCGCTATACAGCAGCTGCAATTGCGCACCTCCTCCGCGCCATATCCTAATGGTCCCGTTTCCGTTGGCTGAGACGTCGGCTGATGAAATGGCGAAGGCCACCTGAAATTGGTATGTGCCTGCCTGCGGTGCGATGAAGTAACCGGAAGGCAGCACCACTGCCCCAGGGTTTTGAAACTCCTGAAACTGCTCCGAGGACGGTGCGTTGATTAGGGGGTTGATACTTGGAGCCGTGTCGTTCATTGGCAAGAAGACGGGCACGGACCCAATCTCTTGACCAAACGGTGTGTTGGTGCCATCATCGTTATTGACGCAGAAGTTGCTGTTCGCCTCTCGAATCAGCACCTCGTGCTCCGTACCAATCACCATGTACAAGTCATCGATATTGTAGTTCACATTATCGAAAAACCCTCCCGGCTGCAAGAAGAGTCCAAGGCGCTCGATAACGTATGTGATCAAATACTTCACTCGAATCCCAGGGCGAAAGCCCTCTAGGTTGGTGCGCAGAAAAGTATAGTTGGCACTATCGAACCACCCCGTCCCAAGTATGGGATCACCAAATGCCGGAGCGTCCGGGAAGTTGTCGGCTGAGTGACCTACGTCGGTAAACATGTACACGATCGTCCCAAATCCGACGTTGTCCTGAGTTATGTCTGCGCCCGTGGTGTTCCAACTAAGCTGGACGTTTAGCTCTGTCAACGCGTGGTTCAGCCCATCGTCTAACGTGCCGTCCTCCTTCAAGAAAATGTCGTACCAAGACTTGCCCTTCATCCTCCCGTAGAGAGATGCGTTGCGCCCAAAGAAGGTGCATCGAAACGCTTGGTTCTGCACATCAATTGCGGTGCACTGCAAGATGCCGTCTTGGATAACTGTGCCTTCCTCAACTAACTGACATTGCGTTTCCTTGTACAGCTGAAATTCAAACTCGGACGCGCCAGGGAGCAGCGTACCTGTGGCTGCAATGACGTTCTGCGACTTAAAGAACTCAACGTTCGTATTGCTGAACGGCAGGTCGAAGCTGATTGAGTAAGGAGCAGAGTTGGGGCGCAGGTCTTTTAAGTCTCGCACGCCCAAATTCAACTGCACGTCAATCTGAGGTGAGTCAAGGGTGAGGTACCCATTAGGGGTTTTGACGTTGATTTGCGTCACAGTTTTGGGACCGTTGATTCGTTAGACATCTCTACCTCAATCGAGTAGCTTACGATTTCGTCAAAGTTCTGACGCTTGTATTCCACGGACTTCGTGTTCACTATGCACGGGTACCAACTTGCTCCTTGGCCCAGGGTGTTGATGTACACCGAGCGTGAGTTCAGCAGCTCAATGACTTGTGGCGACTGTTCGTCGGTTAGCAGCTCACTGTTGCATTCGTACTTGGTCGTGGTTTTGCCAACGATTTGTGCGCGACCCCGATCCAACGAGGTGTAGTTGAAAGCCGTGGTTGCGTTGGCCTGCTGATAATTGCCTCGCGACTTAGTGAAGTAACTGCGCTCGGTCTCCTTGAGCTCCGTAATCTGTCCTCGAAACCAAATCCACTGCCATGTTCCCAAGCTGCTCAAATACATGAACCGCGCTTCTTGTTGACCATATCCGCACTCGTCTAATCGGTAGAAGAAGTACTGCTGACTTCTCTCGTTAGACAAAGTGGCGTCATAGATTCGAGCGCGGTAATACGACCAGCCAGCGTTGCCTGCTGCGGAAGGTTGGATGTCGGTGTCAGCGGTTTGCTGCTCTAAGCCGTCAGGATACAACCACACGTAGCGCATGTTATTAGACAACGCCGTCTCAGCAGGGATCGGGATGCTGCCCGAATTCAAGACGGAACCTGATGCGTCGTAGTAGACCACTTGGGCGGAACGAGCCTCCGACCCCCAGGCGGCGTTGGCTAACACCGCAAGGCCACCCCGATCACCTAATTTTACGTAGTGATTGGTGTGGGTGGTGAGCGCCCTTGAGGTTATGCCTTGCAGCTTGTAGGTGTTTGCCGTAGCTGCTTGATACCCATCTGCGTACGTCTGCGCCCCGCCGT